CGACAACCGCCGCTGGCGCTACCCTCGCCGCCTGATCGATGACTTCGGTCTGCTGCTGCATTTTGCCCTCGCAAAAAAAAGAGCCGCAATCGCGGCTCGTTGTGGTGTTTGGTGCGGTCAGGCCGGCGGTGTCGGCCAAGCGATATTCGTCGGGTCCGCGTTGTTTGCTGGCACGTCGCGCAGCGCTTGCCGGTAGGTTCGCCACGCGGTCGGCGTTGCGGTGCCGGCCTCGGCGCTCTTCGTGACGATCCAATCGCAGTCGCCGAGACGGCGGTCGCGCTCGTTTCGGACAACTCGCCACTTGCCGGCCAACGTCGGCGATGCCTGCCAGCGTCGCGACGTCGCGTCCCAGTCGAATTGCGTGAACTCGTCGGCGGCAGGCTCGGGTGGCTGGTAATCGACGATCAGGCCGGTTGCAAGATCAAGCCGCTGCGACAAGTGATCGACTGGCGCAGGCCATGCGCCGACGCCGGCCGGCTTGTTTTGCTCAAGCCATGCGACCGGACCGGATTTCGACTGACCGTCAAAGATGCCGGTCGTCAAATTGTAATAAGCGTGATGTCCGTTTGCGTTCATCGCTTTACAAGCTCGACTCGAAGCCTTGTTTCTTGAAGAGTGGTCCCGGCTGGCGATCCACTGCTGGACTGATCAATGCACCTGATGATCTGATAAAACCGATACGACACGCCGGCAGTGAGATTGACGCTCACCACAATCGTTGCAGACCCCCCCGAGTATTCGTTGGGTTGCGCCCAAAAAAGACGAGATACATCCGACAGTGCAGTGCCGCCAAAAATTGACCCCGGCGCGCCACTGTAAACCCAAGAGTCGAGGATTTTTCCATTGGTGCCGCCGCTTGTCGACGCCGAAATTGTCGACGTAATTACCGCAACGCAATTGAAACTCGGCGTAACCGAAACCTCGGCAGACTCACCAACACCGAATAGATTGAAGTTGCTAGACAGCGCTCCTGATGCAACATAAACCTCCGTCGCCGCGTTGGGGACAATTAGGCCAGTCGAAACGTCATAAACCGGCCCATCCGCCCAAGGCGACAGATCGGTCTGCGTTGATGTTGCGCGGCCGAGATAAAACATCGTGGCCCACATATACGAATACTGATCGCCGCCGCCGTTCTTTCCGTTCTTGCGCGCAAAAACCATCGCCCTTGCGGGCGTGCGGCCGGCGACAGATTGCGCCGATTGCGGAACGACGAGGAAGCCACCAAGACGACGACCCCATCCGGCCAGATTGCGAAGCGGGTATCCGTCATTCGCCAACTTGGTGTCGACTTGTACCTCGCCGCAATAAAGTCCGGCTGCGTCGTAAAAAGCGACGACGAGCGCGGCCGAGCAATCCGACACCTGAATCGCGGCAGAAACCTCCAGCCGCTCGCCCGACTTCACGGTTGCTTGCGAGTTGCTGGACACGCTCCAATAAGCATCTGTGACGCCGTTTGGCGACCCTCCGGTGCGATAGCCCGCCTGCTCGGCAATGAACACGCCGCCACTGCCCTGCAGCAGCCAGTCATTGCCTGCGTAGCCGTTGCTCATGTTTACTTCGCCGCCAACGACGTTTCCGCTCGGATCGCCTTCGGCATAGACCCATCCGTCTTTAGATTCAAGAAACTGCGAATTCGGTACGAGGTTGTTTGAATTGCCAGTCAGGATCGAGTTGGTGCCGCCGACCGCGTGCGATACATAGCTGAACTCACCAACGACGCCGAGCTGATTGACTGTGCGAGCGCGCACGACATAGCTGGATCCGATCGCGACTGGCTCAATCACGCACGACGTCGAATTGCCGGCCTGCATTGCGTAGGCTGAGAACTCGGTGTCTGCGCCCGACTTGTATTGAACTTCGATGAATCCGCCGGTCAGCACGACCGGATTGGTCTGCGCGTTCCACGAGACACGCATCCCCTGCACCGCAACGCCGTCCGATCGCCTGCGCGAGTACAGCGCGCCGCTGGTGACTGCCAGGCCGGCGACGACCGATCGCAGCCAGGGATTCGGCAGCGTCGATGCAGTCGGTGGCGGAAAGGAAGTCGACAGCGACCAGTCCCACGCATACGCTCCGGCATCATCGGCCCGCAGCGTCAGCTCGATCACGCCAGGCGCGGCCCACTCCCACCCGACAACCATGAAAGTCCGCGCCGACCAGCCGAACCGCGACAGCGTGACGCCGACGCGGTCAAGCGCCTGCAGGTTGAAGGCCTGACGCAAGTTGCACCGGAGCTTCGCCGTCGTCTGCCGCCGGCCGCGCTCGAGATGGATCTTTGCGAGCCGCTGCGCCGTCGAGACGCTGCGCGTCATCGGCAGGTTGAGATTGGCCCAGAGAGTCGCACCGTCGGCGGTTGCGTAGCTCGAAGACGACAGCGGCGGGTAATCGACGCTGATGTAGCCGTCGGACTGGCTAACAAACACGCCGCGCACAGCGTTGTAGAGATCCGATCGCGGTGTCGTCGGCGTCGCGCTGACGTAATCGATGACGTCGTCTGCAGTGAGCGTGATCGTCGGCGCAGTCCATGTACCAGCAACGATTCGCCAGGCACCCTCAGACCACGTCATAGAGCCGCCCATGCTGCTCAGGATCGCGTCGATTGCCGCCTGCGGTGTTTGCGTCAACTCGATCACGCCGTCGCAACTGAAGCGGTTTTCGTTGCTGGATCCGCGCGTCAATGCGCTGACGCCAAAGTCCGACGCGGCCGGCACGCCTGCGGACAGTACCTGCGCGTCGCACTCATTCGCGGCAGCATTCAGCGTTGTCGAGTCGAAGTCGCCAGACACTGCGCCGACGTAGTTGATCAAGTAGTCGCGCAGGACCAGCGCCGGATTCGACGACCAGGCAGTTGTCGATGTGCGCGGATCAAAAAGCCGCTTGCCGCGCAGTCTGACCTTGATGTTGCCAACGCCCGACGGGTAGATCGACGGGTCGCGCACGAGCGTCAGATACAGGTAAGCAACGCCCCTGCCCTGATGCGCGCTGGTGATCTTGCCGGGGAATGCTGACATCAGCACCGAGTCGGCCGCTTCCGTCGTCGAGCCGAGATGTGGCCGCAGTCGCAGGAATGACGCACCGGTGTCGACGGTGTAATCGACGGAGACTGTCGCGCTGGGAAAATTGCTCGCGGTGCCGTAGACGGTCGTTCCGCTCACCGTATACGAAACGCCGACAGGAGTCGGGTCACTGTTGAAGAATGCCGTCGCGATTACGACAGTCGCGCCGCTCGGAATCGTTGCCGACCAGTTGCCCGACCCATCGGTCGCTGCCTGCACAGTGCCGGCGGTGCGCTTGTCGCCCTTGAAGAAGTTCCCGGTTGTCACCCAGCCGTTGCCGTCGACGCTCGCAAGGCTTGCAGGCCGGTCGTCGATGTACACCTCAAGCATTGAGTCGATCGGACCCTCGCAAAGCGCAAGGACGATGTGCAGCTCGTTGTTGCTCGTGCCGGTGCTGTCGGCGAATGCGTATGTCCCGCCGATCACCGTCTCGCCATACACCACGCGGCGCGGAGTTGTTGCGCTGCGCACGCTCACAAGCTGATCGGTACGCTGCTGCTGGCTTGCTGCTCGTGACGCTTCGCGCGCGGCCTGGCGCGATGCCACTGCGCCGACGATCAGGTTGCCGGCGGTCGCAAGGACTGCAGCAGTCACGGCGACCGCTGTCGCGCTCGCGGTAGCAGTGCCGAGAATGAACGGCGCCAGCGCTGGCGCAGCAACGATCGAGGCGACCGCAACGAACAGCCCAAGAATTGCGCCGATCTTGCTCACGTCTGGCCCCACTTAATCTGACTGTCACGCGCGAGCGTAGAGACTCCCTCAAGCAGCAAGTCGCCCGCGTAACGCGACTTCTGGTCGGCGTCGTTGTAATAGCCACCTGGCGCGCGGTTGAGTCGAGCAAGGACGTTTTCGGTTGCGATGCGGATCGTTGCAGGACTGCCGTCTTGCACGGTCATTGTGTCCATCTGGCCCCGGTAAATCAGCCTGCCCTCGATGATCCCGTAGCCAGTATCCAGCGGCGCGGCCCACACCTGGCATCGCCGGCCCTGGTAGTTTTCATTCTGCGCGGTTGACAGGTAGCCGCTCGGCACGCCAGAGATCGTGATCGCAAGGCCGACGGACTGCGTGTCGTTTTTCTCTTCGATCGGATCAATCTCGATCAGGTTGCCGGTGCCGAGCCACGTCTGTCCGGCCCAGACTACCGACTGAAACGCGGTGCAAAACCGAGCAATGCCGGAGTCGAAGTCCAGTTGGCAAAACGTGAGAATCCGCACGCTCGACGACGCGAGCGCCGACTGAGCGGTGCCTGACCATGTCCGCGTCATAGCACTTCCTGCAGATCGATTGCGATCGACTCAAAAGTCATCAGCGAGCGCTGAAAGCTGATCGAGTTTTGCGCCAGCACGAAGTTGGCGGTTGGCTTGTCCCACGTCACCACCGCGCCATCGCTGCGCGCGGCCCGCACTGGCGGATCGATCGTAACGCCTGAGAAGACGCCGGAGCCGTTTGCAGTGGCGTCCTGCGTGACCGTGTGCAGCTGCCCGCTGATGCCGAGCTTGTCGCCGGCCAGCAGCGTCGCGCCGGCCGCAGCGTTGCGGATGCCGATGCTGCTGCCGTACTGGCTGACGCCGCCATTCAAGACCGGCGAGCCACGCATCGTGCCGAGCGGCGCAGGCCGGCGCATATCCCAGACCGACAGCGTATCGACGCGCGAGCGCAGGCGGTGTATCAGTCCTTCGACTGCGCCTGCATACGCTTCGGTTGCGCTCGTGCGTGCAGGCCAGACGATGCGCGCAGTCCAGTACGACGAGCCGGCATTCTCGACGGTCTGCAAATAGCCTGAATATGGCGACCGCGATTCGGCGAAGTTGCTGTTAAGCGTCAGCACAAACTCGGCTGGCACGAAGCTGCGGGTTGTCGGAAGGGTTATCGCCGCCATGTCGTCACCTTGCGAATGCGCCGCCGCGCCGCATCGATTCCATAATGTCCGCCTTCGTCTGCTCGCGGGTTGCGTTGAGTGCTTCGATTACCTGCGAAGCGGATACGCCAGGCGCGATGTTGTAGGTGAGATTCATGCTTGCGCCGCCAAGCGCGTGATTCGGAATGATCGTCCCGCTCGCGCGCGGCACCATCAGCTCCGGCCCCTTCTCGCCGACAAGGTACGGATGGCCTGCTTCTGCCGGCCCGCCGGTTGCCAGCGGCCTGATCCCAGCCGCAAACGCTGTCGCTTCGGCGCTCGGCCAAAAGGAGTTCATCAGCGCACCGAGAATGCCGCCCGCGCCGCCTGTAGCGCCCTCAAGCGCTTTCGACAACGGCCCGGTGACTTGCGTGCGCAACAGCACCCGCGTCAGATCGGTGAGCAGGCCCTGCAGCACCTGGCGAGCCGAGCCGCCGCCGACGACGATCGCCTCGAATGCGGACTCGATTGGCGCGAGCAGATCCTTTGCGGAGTCCTTGGTCGCGTCAAGCAGGCGCTTCACCTTCTCGACTTCTTCGGCCGATGCCGCGCCGGCCTCCTGCATCGTCCGCAGGTAATCGCGGATCTTGTCGTTTTCTGTCGTGCCGTTTGCTTCGTCGCGGACCTTTGTCAAAAGGCGAAAGCCCGCGAGCGCGATCTCCGTCTCTTTGCGCATCGCAATCATGTTTGCCAGCCGCTGCGACTCTCCGACGTTGACATCCTCGACGCCTTGAAATGACTTCAGCGCTTCGGTCAGGTCTTCCTGATCGCGCTTTGCCTGCTTGATCGAGTCGGCCATGCGCGCTGCGGCTTGCGCGCCCTGGTCATACAGCGCGGACGTTTTCGGCAGCGCATCCTGCGCGGTCTTTAGCGCCAGCTTTTGCGCCTCGGTCAGATCCATCTGCGCATAGAGCTGATCGATCATCCGGTTGTATGCATTGCGCGCGGCCAGATCTTCCTTCGCGGCGGTTTCGGCTTTGATGCCGGACGAGATCGCGGGAGCCTGCGCCTTCGTGATGTTTGCGTCGTAGAGCGCATTCGACCGCAGATTCGTCGCGCCCATCTGATCCTGCAGCGTGCGGAAGTACGTCAGATCCTTCAGCGCCTGATCGATGTCCGCGCGGGTCTGCGCGACGCGCGCCTCCGCTGCCTTGCGCGCTCTTTCGTTGAATGTTGGGTTGTTTCCGCTTGCGAACTTGCCGTCCTCAAGCAACTTCTTATTCATCTCGTCGAGCGACTTGTTAAGTCTGTCGATATTTTGCTGCGGCGATCCGAGCGCGAGACCGTACCGCGCCATCGCATTGAAGAATCCGCCAGCAGCTTCGCGCCCGACGTTGAACTGCTCGATCAACCGCAGCAACTCAGGGATGATCGAGGACACGATCGACTGGCGGAAAATCTCGCCGGCTTGCTTCATCTTGCCGATCTGGATCTCGAACTTCTCTGCTGCAGCCGCCGCTTCGGCTGTCACCGTCGCATTCTGCGTCTGCAGGTCCGCCATGTTTTTCAGCATCGGCAGAGCATCGGCGCCAGACTTGCCGAGCAGCGCCTGCGCGATGGCGACCTTATTCGCGCCATCTTCGTATGTGTACAGCTTCGCCGCGATCTCGCGCAGCACGACATCGGTCTGCCGCAGATTGCCGTCAGCATCGCGCGTTGCGATCCCGAGCGCGCCGAATGCCTCCGCCGCCTTGCCGGTTTCTTTGTCGGCGCCAATCATCGCCTTGACGAGCTTTTCGCTTGTGCTGGTGATCTGCTCAAGCGTGATGCCGGCCGGCGCAAGCTGATTGAACGTCGCGGACAACGACTCGACGCTGACGCCGGTTTTTTCGGCAGCGTCATCGAATTCGGCAAGCCGGCTGGTGATCGCGCTGAACTGCGTGACGACCTCATTCAGACCGATACCAACGCCGATCGCCGCAATGGCCCGCTTTGCACCATCGGCGGCAGCGGTCATGCGGTCGGAATTCTTTTGCATGACGCCGACGGCCGATTCCATGTCAGTCCGCAGGCGCGCCACATTTGCGGATAGCTCGACAAGTAACTGTCCAACGACTGCCATCACCGACCCCTGGTTAATCGTGCTTGCATGCCTGCCTCTGCCTTGCGCGCCATCTCGGCCCGCTCCGACTCTTTATGCTCGATTGCAAAAACGGCGATCCATTCGCTGAACTCGTGCGGACTGAGCGTTTCCTCAAGCTCGCCGACGGTGCGACCCAAGTCGCGCGCCAGACGAAACAAGAAGCGACGCTCAGGCCGCGCGATCAGTTTTTTTCGGTGGCTTCCTGCGCGAGCTTGCCGATGCCGCAGACACGTTGTGCGGCCTGGTACAGCGCGAGTGCACCTTCAAACTCAGTCGCGCCCCAGGTCGCCCACTGCTCTGCAGTCCAGAATTGCTCGCCGTCCGCATCGATGACGGACGCGGCCAGCAGCGACGGAACCGCGTTTGCAGGTGCCGAGCGTGCCGCGTCGATGACATCGAAGAGCGCATTGAGCGGCATCGCTCGCACGATGACCGCGCCGCCGAGCGCCGGAACCTCGACCTCTTCCTGCCGCAGTGCTGGCGCCGGCAGGTCTGCGCGTCGAAGGACGGCCATCAGGAAGTTGCGCGGGTGAGTGCGCCGACGCCGGACATCGTCACCGGTGCCATCAGGTTATCGCCGACCGAGCCGCCGACCGGCTGATAAGTTTCGAGGATGGCCGACCCGGTGTACTTTGGATTCGTGGCGCTTGCTGCTGCGGCCGACGAGCGAAACTCGATCGGCACAACAGACCCGACAATGCCAAACAGGGTCGCATCAGCCGCGCCGGCAGCGTAGCTCTGGAAAAACTCGATGCTCACGGTGTAGTCTTTGAGCGAGCCGATACGCGAGCGAGCGGTATCGCCCATCGCGGTGTCGTCTTGCATCTCCGACTTGTAGGACAGCGTCACGCTTTTGACGAAAGCGGAAAGGTTGACAGAGTTGATCGAGACGAAGGCATTCGTCAGCACCATGTTCGACATTGCGACACCTCAAATGAAAAAGCCCGCAATTGCAGGCATAGGACGAAAAAAAACCCGCCGAAGCGGGTTAGCTTTTAAGTAGGGATTTACTCAGGCCAGGCCGAGTGCCGCGACGAATGAGATCGACGGACCACTGCCACCAACCGTGAAGGACACTCGGTAATAGGTATCGGCTCGCGGACCCGCGACGCTTGCAAACTGGAAAAGGTTTGTGCCGACGCTTGCGGTCGAGAATGTGGCGACCGTCACAGGCGACGTGAATCCAACGCTGTCGTCCGACTGGATCACGACCGCGAGTGTCGGCGACGTGCCGGACATCGACAGAACGTGCAGCGCCATGCAGACCGTCTGCCCCGCGCTGGCCGCGCCGATTAGGCAGGCAGTGCCTGTACCGCTTGCGCTTACGGTCGAATTCGCCAGGACCTGACCGCGTGCAATCGGCAGGCCGACGCCCTCACCGCTGATCGAGAACTTCGATAGCTCACCGACTGAAGCGTTGTGCGGCGTGTAGTCGCCTTGCGACATCAGGCCGACGAATGCGGTGCTGCCTGCAGTTGTCGCGGCCGGCGCGATCGTCACCGGCACATTGGACAGACCGACATCGGCGAACGCATAGGAATCCGCTACGTCATTCCAGAACCCTTCGGCCGCGAAGGCAAACTTCTTCAGCCCGCCGCAACGGCTGCGAAACGTGTCGCCGATCACCGTGTCGTCGAGCAGCTCAGCAGCGGCACCGAGCGAAAGCATATTTGCATCGCCGGCCAAATTGTATTCCGCGACCCAAAGGCCGGTATTCGTCAGTACGGTGTTTGACATTGCTTACTCGCGGTAAAGAAAGATGAAATCCTGCGATGTCACTCGCGTGTCCGGTAGCACCGCCTCGGCACCGATCGTCTGCCGAGAACCTTCCGCGTAGGCGTTGACGATCTCTGTGCCGCTGATCGTCGCCTGATACCAATCGAATGCCGCCATCAGCGCGGCGTGTACCGCAATCTCGGTGACCGCCGAGTCGCTGATCACGCTGAATTGCACCCGCTGGCGAGCCATGTTCACGCCGTCGCCCATCGAGCGCTCGCGACCTTCGCAGCCAATCAGATCAAA